CTGTTAAAGTTAGACCTTTAGCTAGCTTCTTACCACTAGGAGAGGTTACTTTTTTTGTTAGTGTTATTTTCATCGCTTGATTCTTAAAATGTATTCCGAGCTGCTTACGAAGGTCTCCGTAGCTGGATCGTTGTCTACGTCCAATTCCGTAAACTGTATGCTGTCTACTACTATGCCGCTAACGGTTCCCGTGTAACGGTCCAAAGCTAGACGTATTCTTTCCGTAAGGCTTGATAAGGCGCTATAGGTTTCCGCTGCTGCTACTATGTCGTAGCGTATTTCGTCTAAAGTACTTACCCCGCTTTTAGTATCGCTAGGGGTGTTATCTTGTAGAACGTATACCACAAAAGGAAAAGCGGCCCCTTGGGCTGCTACTTGTGGATAAACTCTAGAACCTACTACCGCAGATACTCCCGCGTCCTCGGTTAGAATAGTATATATAGCTTTGCCTTCGTTCATTATCTACTAAGCTCGTATAAGCTTTGTTTTATGATTTTTTGCACCTCTACAAATAGTAGCTGTTGGGTTATACCTTTCGCTTTTTGGTGTCCTTTTAATGCGTAACCTATATTACGCTTATTCTTTGGCTGTGCTTTTGCTTTACCTCTTCTAAGTCCGTAGTTTACTATAGCTGCGTAATACCCGTCAAAAGTCTTACCTGCTCTGCTACCAAATCTAGCCCCTACATAACCTAAAAGAGCGCCCTTCTTTTTAGAAGGAAAAAAAGCTATAGACCGGCGTAAGTTTCCCGGCTTATAGTTTATGTCTTTAGTTTTGCCCTTCTTAGTTGTTTGCGTTCCAGTATCGTTATAGCCCTTACGTATTTTTTTACCTTTATCGTTTCGGTTACTATCTTTAATACTTTCCTTAACGCTTTTTACTAAGGGCTTCGCTGCCTTCTTAATACCTCGCTTAAACTTACTAGCTTTCTTACGGTCTATTTCTGCTAACCGCTGAAGCTTTAGTAAAGCCTTATCTAAGCCTTCTACCTCAAAATAAATGCCTTCTTTTTCAGCATTTAAAAAGCGTCCGCTTCTCGTATTTACTGTAGAAAAATTAGCCATCAGTCCCTAAGTGTAGTATCTATAATTAAGTAACGCTCTCTACCTTCCAAGCTTACGCCCTCTATTTCGTAGGTGCCATTATTCCAGCTTATTTTATTGGTAGCGTCTACATCGCTTCTATAACGAATAGTAAAGCGTACCTTATTTACGCTCGTAGTTTTAGCGGTTTCTTCCCCTTCTTTGGGTACACCTCTATACTCTACTTTAGCCCATACGTTAGCCAGGTCGCTATAGGTACGGACATCCTCGCCGAAGGAGTCCTTAGCTATTGTAGCGCTTCTAAGCGTTATACGTCTATCTAGCTTACCGGGATCAATCAAAGCGGAAAACTCTATAAGGGTTTAGCAAATGCTCGCTAGCTGTTGGTAAGCGGTGTACGCTATCTACTCGCTTCTCGTACATCTCGCCAATAATCAAAAGTAAAGCTACTTTTATATTAGCCGGTACGTCGCTAGCTTGAGTATAGCCGCAGGTGTAACGAATAATAACAGCGTTAACTGTGTCCTTTGTAGCTTGCCAGCCTTGGTCCGGCATTATACGCGCAGGCTCGCTAACTAAGTCGGTAGCGTAATCGCTAGCGCTTACTGTTTGCTCGTCTCCGTTGCCGTCTACATACTTAACACTAGCTACGCTTTGTACTGGCCCCCTGCTTAAATACACTATATTACGGTCCCCTTGAAACGGATTAACGCCCGTTTTATATACTGGGAAAAAGTCGTAAAACTCTTCTATAACCGTAGTCAATAAGAACCGCCCTAAGTAGTGCTCGCCTATTTGCGTAGCAGCGTCTATAAGTACCCCTAGTAGAGTATCCTCGTCGCTAGAGTCTACGCGTAAATAGTCTTTAACCTCTTGTACAGTTAAAGCCTTTAAAGTTGCTGGGGTAATTATACTATAGCTCATTACTTAGCTTTGCGGGTTGTTCTTTTTGTGGTCTTTTTGCTTACTGCTCTCTCAGATTTAGCCGCTTTCTTCTCCTCTACTACCGAGCAAAAGCCAGCGTTTAAATATCTTTGAGCTACCGCAGCGGGTAGTACTTCCACTTGTCCTTTACGGTAGTGGAAGTCTACCCCTGCTATAGCTTGGTTAAAAATAACCTTCATACAAACTTATTAAGCTTGGATTAAGTGCTTGATAGCGCTGCCTTGTAGTACGTTACCGTCTACTCTACGGTAGCCAATAAAGCCAGTACTTAACTCGTCAGCGAAGCGCTCGTTTAAGCGTAAGATTTGTACGCCGCCTGCTTCGTGAATATAGTACTGTGAAAAGTCCCCGAATAAGATAGACTTAACTCCGGTAGCTATATCGTCCATATCTTCGTTAATGTAGACTGGCTTACCGAATAGCATATCCGGCTCTCCTACGCTCATTCCTGGAACGTAAGCCGGGAAGTCGTTAGTTTCGCCAAATCCTAAAATACGGATAGCTTTAGCTGTGTTGCTATTCATCATCCACCCTGCGCCCGGAGCGTTACGGTAAGAAGCATCTACACTATAGAATAAGTCCATAGCTTCGCTAATTGTAACAGCATCAGCAGCAGCAGCAATTTTTCCTTGGTTTGAGCCAGTTACTACACCTTGAGGCGCAGAAGTACCGTTACCATCAGTTAAGCCCGCGTTAATACCTCTCTTTAAGCGGTTAGCCAATTGGCCACCAACAAAGCTAGAAAGGTCAAAAGCGTTATCACTCATCAATTGGTTAGATACTTGTACCAATCCCGAAGAGTAAGTATAAGGATCAAACTTAACATTTGTAAAAGTCATATCGCTACGAGTAACTGCGGTAGCCTCTCCTAAGATAGCAGCTACTACCGTAGTATCGTTATTAGCAGGTAAGTTAAACGCTTGGCCGTTAGCTGTGCGAATAACTGTAGCTACTTGCTCAATGTCCGACTTAAATAACTCAGTAACGCTTACAAAGTCGCTCCAGTTCTCCGGTACTAGGAAGCCTCCTAAACCGTCGTTAGTAGTTACTTGCGCGTTATCTGCGCCAGTACGCAATTCACCTAAAGCGTTAGCTTCTGCTGGTGTTAGACCGTTAACGCCTCTACGCAAGTAAGCGTTAAAAGCGTCACGAGCTTCTACTTTAGCAGGAGCTGCGCTTTCGCGTACCTCGTCAGCTTTAGAAGCTAGTTCTTTTTTAAGTTCTTCAGTTCTTTCAATACGAGTAGCAGAAGCGCGTAGCTCTTCTACTTCGTTATTCATAGTGTCAAACTTTTGGTTTTCCTCGTTTGAAAGGTTACGGCCTTCTGCTTCAGCAGCCGCTACCATTCCTTGCATTTGCTCAATAAGAGCAGCGCGTTTTTCGCGCAATTGTTTAGCGTTCATTTTTAGCTAGTTTAATTAAAGCATTATATAAATTCAAGTTTACCTCCTCTTTGGGTGTCTCTCTCGCTTCCTCCGCTTCGCCTTCGCCGTTAGGCTCGGCGCTGCGTAGTCCGCTTGAGGCTTGTACGTATGCCGGGTAAACTACGGCCGATACGTCGAATAGGGAGCTTACGCTCTCTATGTATCTTACGTGCTGGCCGTCCTCTAGGCGCCAGCTATCTTTGTCCACAGTAAAGCCAAAGCTAGACTGTGTTAAATCTCCTCTCTTATAAAGCTCTAGTAAGTCATTACCGTAGCTAGTGTTAGGCATCTCAAACCTATAGTAAAGGCCTTTATCGTCCTCCTTAACTTCTAACGTACCGCTAGCAGTTCTAGCTAGCAGGTAGTTACTATCGTGGTTATAGAGTGCTCGTATATCGTCGTTAAGAGCGTTCTTAAAAGCTCCCGGTAGTATGATCTCCCTAAAGCCTCCTAGGTCCTCGCTCATTGAATTAAATACACTAGCGTAACCTTCTACCGTTCTGCCCTCTACAGCTCTCGTTTCGCTGTTGTAGCTTCTTTGCTCTACTAGGTTCTCTTTACTGCGTACCTCTGCGCCGTCTACTTTCGTTAAGGTGCTGAATAGGTGCGCTACTCTTAGCGGCGGCTTACGCTCCGTAAAAGCTTGTTCTTCGCTATCGTATTCGTAAATACTTATAAGCGCTGCGGGATCTTCCGCCGTGCCGTTTACCTTAAAGCCGCTGTCGCTTTCTATTTGTCCGTTACGCTCTACTTCTACTATAACCCCCTGGCTACGTCCTCCGGAGCTGTTCCAGCTTACGAAGTCCCCTACGTTTACCTCGTCGGCTTCCGCTCGGTCCTCGTCTTCCTTATAGCCGGCTTCCTCCATTGGTTCGGATTTGCCGTAGGTTATAATAATTTCGGTAGCTGTTTCTTCTACCTTCTTTATATGGCGCTCGCTTTTTTCTTCTTTCATATTGTTTAAGGTTCTTTCTGCCCAGCGGTGCATTTCATCACCGCCCCAAGCTGCGTACATTATAGAGCCGCATATTTGGTTACCGTCCTCGTCTTTAAAATTACCTTGGTCGTAAATTTTAGCTCTAGATAAAAAGCTATAAATACGAGGTAGGCGCTCTTTTGTTACCGCCTCTCTATTAGCTATTATTCGGGCTGATTCCCAGCCTACCGGCGTACCGCAGTCCGTCCCTTCCTCCTCTCGGATTTTTAGAGCTCTCTTTGCGTTATCTACTGCGGCTTGTGGGTAGTCGGTCCAGGGCATCTAGTCAGCGTCTACGTTAGTGTTATCTTGTCCGCTTTGTACCATATTTAAAGGCTGAAGGTATACGTCGCCACCTTCTACCGGGTTAAGGTTCTCTAGGTCCCTAATAT